GTCTGCGCGCCTGTGTCCTTGTCAAAGTATGGGTAGTGATGCTTGCTTATCTTACCCTCTGTGTCGTACTCAACTGTAACGCCAAACTTCTTGCACGTTGCCTCTGATATACGTCTATCGGGTATTGACGCTACTACTCCTGTCATCTCTAGTTTCCTGTTCGCTTTGGGTTTACTTTCTACAACCTCTCCGTTGCCTCTCTCGTAGTGGTCACAACCGCCTGTAAAACAGACGGCGTGTCCATCGGAGTACCTCGCGAGATTGTTCTTAGAGCCACACGAAGGGCATGGCTCATGTTTAACAAAATGCGAGTCAGTCATTAGAAGTCCCCGCCACCTTCCACAGGCTCTGCGAGTTCAACAACCTTAATAGCTGACAAGTAGGTAGACGTTCCGTGTACTGGGTGAGGTTTCCCTTCCGCATACTTAACCCGTACCTTAGAGCCTCTGGTCAATCGACCATTAAACTCATTACCTTCTGCATCAAACATTGGTACTTCGTACTTGGTACTAAACTTACGTTGTGCTGTACCTTCGTACTCTCGGAGTTTGACACCCTTACTGGCTAGTTTATCTGCATCTTCTGGTTCTAAGGATAAGACCAGTGAATACTTACCAGTTGATTGACCCTGATATTCTTCGTGTTCGTCAAGGTTTGCGAACGCTACGTTACCTTCTAGTACTGCCATAGTAATTTACCTTTGTTAATTAATTAAAGATTACTTAAGTATACTTTAGAATATATCTTTAAAGGTTATAAACTAAAGTACATATGTATAGTATATCATGTTTGTTTACCGATTGCAACTCCTATCTAGTTAATTTGAATTAGGTACTGGTAATGTAGGAAAACTAATTATTACTCCTAATTATAGCACGTTCTTCTGATGTTGACCAATTCTCCTCAATAGCCTCGTCTGACACAGAATGACAAACTGCACATAAGTCTAGGTGTTCGTCTGTTACTCTATCACGCTTTCTTAGTTCCGCCTCCGTTAATATAACGTCACAGGCTTTACATCTACTCATCTTCTCCAATCTCCTTGTATGGTCTTCCGTATGTAATCACTAGGAATGGTAACAGTATTACTGTACCCTCAAAGGGCATTGTACTATGTTCCTCTGTTTCGCTGTTATATGTCCACACTGGGCGTGAATCAACGAACTCTAAGTCTATACCTACGCCATTCCTTAGTTCCACTGTAAATAGTTTATTAAACACTATTGCATTAATCATTGTACTTTGCTCCTAGTCTAGTTTTAACTTCCTTAATGCGTTCCTGCATTTCCTGCTTGCCTATTGGCGGGTATAGCTTTGCTTCTCTCTCTGCCTCCTCTCTTGCTTCAATTCGTCTTAGTGATGCTTCGTCTTCATCAAAGGGCTTCTCTGTATAACTTTCATAGTACCCTTTACCCTCACAGTAATCACTGTAATCGTAACTGCTATCATCTTCATATCTACTCATTGCTATTTGCTCCCATTTGTTGTGCGTATTCATAACCCTGTCTAAATCCCTCTGTATAGTCCTTATTGCTTTCCTCTGACTCGTCAAAGGGGTACGAATGTAAAGCGTCATATTCGCCCCTCTCAAAGTCTGTAAGCTGTTTATAGTACTGGTACATAGTTAAATATTTTTCGTCTGCTTCATCTTCTAGCTGACTCTGTTCTCTGTAGTCTTTGCTCATGTTAAAATCCTCTAATAGTTTACCAATTATGAATAACCCCTGCTATTATAAACAAGCAGGTAATAAAATTCAACCCTACAATTACACTACGCACAATGGCAATGTAATCAGCTTCGCGGTTACTAGCACCCGACTTCTCTCCCAGTGCTTTAACCCATATACGCCACATCTTAAGAACGTTATGCATAGGGCTTGTGCCTCTCTACTATTACATCAGTATAGCCGTCATTACGCCAGTTACTGGCTATCCTGTAGGCTTCTTCTCTGCTTACTAGGTGAGAGTTTACCTCTACACCGCCTACCCATATTGTATATAACATTATAATATCCCCTTACTGGTTAAAGTCTCTACCGCATAATCAAGCTATGCACCGCGTACTTAGCCCTCAAGTCTATTTTTTGCTGTCTCAGCTTTCTAGTGGTATCAGCACACCACCCGTATCGCTTGTAGGATTCGTTATACTTAGCTGATAGCATTCTTAGCTTATTTCTATACTCTGAATAATTCATGATATAACCCCTGTAAATACTTGAATAACAACCATAGCATAAATGCTAGTAATTGACACATTCCATAATAGCGCACGTATTTTATCGCGCTTTTTCTCCCGTTCAAACTGTTTCAATGCTAAATATCTTTCTGCTGTATAATTCATAATCTTAAACCTCAATTAAAAGTTTTTTATATTTGTTAATATCTCTTTGAATGCGTTTTTTCTGTCTATCGTTAGCAGTATAATAATCACGCATTTTTTCCCAATACTTGATTTTTTTCTCTATCTCTAATCTATCCATAATAAACCTCTCAAATTCAATTTAGCTCGTCAGAGCTTGTTTAAGCCGTTTTACTGGCTAACCTATACATACCTACTAATAAACACTAGATAACGCCTTACAGGACAATCTAAGGCGTTATGTGGTGCTTACTAGTCAATCCTACCCCTCAATATGGTTGTTGGTACTACATCATTATCTGTTACAGTTTGACCTAGAAATTCATGCTCCGACACATAGCGCGTTTTGACTAGTGCGCCCTTGCTGTTATAAGTTTCTAGTTTATCTACCACTGTGCAGATTCTAGGGTGTTTGTGTCGCGTTTTGTAAACTACTCCGATTAAATTTTGCATATTATACCACCCCAATAATATCAGTAATTAAAGTTTTTTCCGTAGTGTAATTCAGTTTGTCTAAGCCTAGTTTTTTACTGGTTAAACTACAAGTTCCCGCCATATAATAAAACGTATTGTCGTTACTAGTCAAATTACCGCTAGTAATGCCTTGCTTATTACTGACAATGTAGAACAATGGTTTCCCGTTACCTGTAAAGAATCGCATTGTTTTATACTGTCTACCCGTTACAGTGTACCACCCATCATTGGTGGAATCACCAGTAAACAGTGAATCGACTAATGAATCTTCACCATTGCCGAATTTTAGACCACTAGGGAATGTAATCATTTTATTTCCTCCAATTTATAATGGTGCGTATCAAAATCTACAGTATAAAAAAACTGGTCTGCTTTGAATCTACTTTCAAAAGTTCCCAGTATTTTACCTGTATCAGTCTCTACAATATGATATAAATAGTCTTTAGTTTTTTTAGCGTATAGACTTCTATCGGCTTGTCCTATATCTACAAACATTTTATTTATCCTCTTTTTTGCGTTCATTAGCGGGTTTAACCCATAGATACTCAGACCAGAATGGTTCGCTTGCATTACCCGCACAAATAAACGAATCATACCACCCATTGGCATCATATTCTTTATAGTCCGCATCTTCCATGCGCTCGGAGTCCATATAACCCGCATCAACCGCATTATCTAGCGCACATTGTTCATCATAACCATATGACACACAAATTAACCCGAATTCATGCCCAATTAAATAAGCACTCTCACCAAACCTAAACCCATCTTTATTTGCAATTTTCATGTTATCACCTGTATTAAAGTTTAATTAATTTAATAACGCCTACTGTTAGCCAATAGGCGCGATAAATTAACTATGCTACCTGTTCAACATTAAATAGCTTGCCGGAGTACTCGTTAAACAATTCTTCCACTATTTCAACAGCGTCTTGATTCAATGCCATATATTGACCGCCTTGTATTAGCTTGTGGAAATCATCATCTCCCCCGGCTATGCCACTCCCAATAGCTTCATCAATCCAATCATAATTATCAACAGCCCACTTGCGTAGGTCATAGCAATAAACATCAATATTTGAACCAATGATTTCATGTAATCCACCTGCATAGTCTAGGTGGTCATACAATTCACCACTGTCTGTAATTTCATCGCGTGAATCAATGTTGTTAAGTAGTAAGTCTCTAATATCTGCTTTCATAATAAATCACCTGTTAAAAGTTAATGTTTAAATAAATATAATGAAGCCCACTGGTTTAGTCAATGGGCT